TTCTAAGCCCTTTCATTCAACATTCGATGTTAAACGTTTTTACCCCGTGAAACCTCTTTTCCGTTTAACCGGGGCGATGTTCGATGTTCATTTTTTTTACGTAAACACGATGGATAACTCATCATCCCCGCTGTCCCGATTGAGCTGGCAATCGATCCCCAGGCTCCGGATGCCGTCCCGCTCGGCCTCGTCGATCTTGGTGTACTGCACCTTGGGCGCGGTGATGGTGCAGATGTTTCCGGCTGTTTCGCCCAGAACGGTGCTCAGCGCACCCTCGCTTCCGGCCCTGAGTTCGCCGTAAAAATCATACGTGGCCACCAGGACTTTTTCGGGATCGAATGTCATCACCGGCGCCCGGCTGGAAATGATCGTTGATTTATATCCGCTGTCCTGGTTGGCGTCGGGCCGCAACGCCACGGCGTTGGCCACGTCGATCTCCAGGGAAGATAAAAGCGCCGCATAACTGTCGATGGTGAACTGTGCCGCCAGAAACGCGGGCGGTTTGGTGGCGTCATAGGACACTCCGGACAGCAGTGCGCCGTCAACCACACTAAAATCCGCTCCCGTGAACGCAAAGCTGAGCATGCCCGGCTCTCCGTTTTTCAGGGCAAGCTTGACCGTGCCCCGCGCGCCCCAGATCTTGTGGATCATGCCGTCTTCGTACAGGGCCACCGTATAGGAGCCGATGGACGAGGATGCCGGCGTATAGGTTACGGACACACCCGTCTCAACATCTTCAGCAAATCCGCAGCCCATGAGTGCCTTGCCCCATTCCGGGGCCGTGCCCGCCGTCCCGGACCCTTTGAGTTCTATGTCGAACTCGATGGTCGCGGATCTGGCGCCCGGCACCGAAGAAAACGGTGACAATGACGAGCTGCGCATGGGCCGCTGGAACATGGGCGTATCCGGCGTGAATTTTCCGTTGGCGTGCAATATCGCGTCAGCAGCAGCCAAGGTTTCGGCGGTGCCCTCTTCGCTTTCCAATTTGATCGCCAACTGGGTTTTTGCTTCTAACATAATGAAACTCCCTTTGGTTTATAGTTGATTCAGTTTACCTCTTGTTTGTCCGGTTTATTTTCATTCGATGTTCGATGTTGAACGTTCGATGTTGGACGTTCATCTTTTTTATCGATCACCGTAGTAACTCCTTCCCGACTCTCATCCTTGATTTTCTGCGAATTATCGGCCATTGTGCCCTCCTTTAGTTTTCAGGTTTCAGTATTTCCTGACACCTGACACCTGACACCCGTCCTACGTTGCAGAGTAAAGCAGCGACTGCCCGGTCTCATACTCCGCCGAATATACGGAAATCCCGCCCCCGAACCATACGGCCGCTTGCCGGATCAGCTTGAACGGAAAAATCTCCAGAGAAAGCTGCTTCGCATACAGCACATCCCGGACGGCATCGAGCATGGCGTAAGTTCCGGGATTGCCGGTACCGCCGCGCCGGGCCTCTTCCTCTTTTCGCAAATTCTTGTCGCACACGAAAATATAATACGTCATCTTCTCGGTTTTCCGCGATCCGTGTTCCGTGTACGTTGACCCGCCGTAGACCACATATATGGCGGGAAACAGGGCCACCAGGCGCTTGATATCCTCTTCTTCCAGCTCTCCCTGGTAGGATTTTACAGTGCGCACGCCCAGGGACGCCTTGAGCACGTCAACCGCCGTGATGACGGCGTCTTCGATCTGTTCGACGGTATAGCTGGCCATCTGGTTTCTCGCTTTCTAGTAATTATCCAGGCTGCCCGCAGAGCTGTCCGATTCCCTGCCGATGGAAAAAATGCGGTCGCTTTTGCTTCGGGTGGTTTCCACACCGGCATCCGATGACGGGTCCGGGGAATCGCTTCCCAGGGACAGTTTGCCTTTGGCGATTTCCCCCAGCAGTTTCCGGTCCGTATCGCAGCGCTCTTTTCGTGTTTCCGGAATCGTGAGATGCGGCCGCCGTCCGTACAGGTTGCAGATGGCCAGATCCACGCTCATTCGGCGAACCATACCGGGCGTAGATGCCAGGGGCAGACTGTATCGAAGAGACAAAAACGAATCGATCTCGTCGTCCGCATCTTCGATAGCGCGATCCACATTGCCGGTATCCACCGCGCCGACACCGTCGTCATCGGTCAGCTCGATCAGGATCTCTTCGGGAATCTGTTTCTCTATGTCACTCAGTTCGCAATAGGGCATTATTTCTTATCCTTGGGCTTGCCCGCCGATTGTTCGGAGGACTTTTTCTCCTGAACCGGCCTGACGCTCTTTCCAAGCAATTTCGCTTGTTCTTCGGTCAACTCGATTTCAACACCCGGAGCGTAAATTTTGGCTTTTTTATCGCCTTTTTCCCCATGCTTAATATGGGTTCCCTGCACAATGTATCTCGGCATTTTTTCTCCTTTCAGATTTAAGGTTTCATCGGTGCGGTTTGAGTTTTTATGCCACGGCATCCTCGATGAAATATCCCAGGTCGCTGGCAATGACATGCTCGTCCGAATTCCAGGCCACCTTGAAGTAATGGGCACCTTTAATCCCGCGTTTTTTGTCGAAGTCCCGCTGGGTCTGACGCAGCATTTCGCAAATCGTTAAGCCGAATGTAATAGATTTGATTCCTGGATTTCTCATAACATGGAGCGCCGCGCAATGTTTCCCCCAAAGCCGGGTATACGTCGCCGTCTGACCCTCTTTGGAGGTAATATACCGGCCCCGGCCCACCAGAATCCGTTCAACTTCCATCAAAGACGCAACTTCCGACTTGGTAGCCAATCCGCCCGGAGATCCCTGGTACCGGGTAGCGCCCTTGACCGCGTCCAGAACTTCCGGAAGGGCTCTGTATTTCATCCAGGCTTCGGCCCCGAACACCAAGGTGTTGGCCCGAAGAAAGCAGGTCTCCACGGCTGTGAGAACATCCTGGACCGGGTCGTCCGCATTGCCGCCCCACTGGCCAGTGCCCGAAAGTTGAGTCTTGTTGCCCACCGGATACGTCGCCGCACTGAACACAATGTCCACAACCCTTTTTTCCTGGGCGACATCCATGAGCAAGTTTACGAAATCGTTGGTATCGACTTCCGGAGAGAGCGGATTGTCCGCATTGTCGATGGTCTCCTGGGGCAGCCAGTCTCCCAGGGCATGATCTTTAACCGAATAATTGTCTTCAGCGGTTCCCCAGTCCACTTCATTGGGAAGCGCTTTGGGGCCTATGGAATCATCCACCAGTTTGAAGCTGTCTTCTTTGTTGTATTTAATGATGATATCCGAACGCTTTCCCACTTTCACAGTGGGCATTACTTCCGTCCAGATCATTTCCTCATTCCGGTATTTTATCGACAGATTCGACAATACCGCATCTACGTGCAGATCGGTTGGTTCAGGCATGATATTTTCCTCCTCTTGGGCTTTTCGCCCGGGTTAATTTATTCGCTCATGACATATTCCAGGAAAAATATGATTTTTCCGGCGGTCAGATCATGTGTGGCGATAGTTAAGGTGAGCGTCCGTGCTGCCGTCAATTTTACCATTGTAGCAGCCGTACCAACCGGGACCAACTCGAACTGGCCAGACAGGGTATCGGCATCCACTGCGGACAGCAGATCGTTACCGGTATTGGCCTTCAGGGCTATGGTGCCATCGTTGCTCTCACTTTCGCATGCCGTGATGACATCGCCGAATCCCCTGACGACAATGGCATTGTCCGGCAGGTCAACTTCCAGGCTGATATCGCCCACTGCGCCGCCGTGTTCGTCGAAATCATAAGTGGCCCGGGCCAACCCCTTAAATGTTATTCCATCGACTCCGGCCGGAGAATTAAGCACTCCCTGTGCCAGGAAGACCGGTATGATGTCGTCGGCCACGCCCGATGCGCAGGCAAACCCGATAATATTTTGACCCAATATGGCGGCAACGCCTTTGGCGTTGGCGTCCGATGTGATTGGGCCTCCCCTGGTCACCGTACCGCCCAGTTTCAACCGGCTGATACCGGACATCATCACCCGAACCGGATCGTCCGCAGTGTCCGTGATATGCTGAAATATTGCCAGCAGGTTGTCGGTAGCACCCGTGGCGACGCTCATGGTGTCATCATCCGCCCCGAACTTGGCAATGGTAAATGCCGTGGCAATCGCCGCCGTACATTTGACTTTTTTCTCGATTTCCGATGTTTGACCTATCATGATTTCTCCTCCTTAATGAGCTGATAATTTTTATCAGCGGTTTTTAAAAAGATCCGGATGTTTTCCCGACACCGCGATAACAGCGTCTTTGTAGGATACTTCTTTGTTTTTCTCCTGAAAATCCGCGATCAATTGATCGCGTTTTTCCGCATCGCTCCCGTCGCCGACATCGAGATCACGTTTGGCGATCTCTTTAAACGTAATGAGCTTAGGAATCTGGTTTTCGAAAAAGTCCTTGAGCCAGTCATAATGGCTCGATTTTTTCTTTTCCTCTCCGAACTCGATAACATCGCTGCCGGCCGCCAGGAATTCCATGATTTGAGGAAGCCCAGATTTAACCCAGGCGGGCGCGATCTTGCCTTTCTTAACCATATCCTCGCACCAGGTCGAGATATCTTGATTATGGGCCTCACGCTGCGCCTGCTTGGTTTTTTCGGCGAACTCGGCGATTACTTTTTCCCGTTCCGCATCCGCCGCTTCTTTTTTGGCCTTTTCGATGTCCGCCTCTGTAAATGAGGAAACTTTCTCCTTGCCGGTGGATTTTGACTTAAAAAGGTCCGGCACTTCCACGTCCGGATCTTCTTCGGCCTGCTTCCAAAATTTGAAAAGCTCCATAAATTCACTAAATTTCATCTTGGCCTCCTTTCGGTATTCACCGATGTTAAATTTTTTACGAAATTTATTTAATCGCTCATTGATAATAGAGCGTTCCTGAGAAGTATACTGAGCCAGGTTGTCCGCCTGGCCCCAGTAGCTTGCGGCTGTCCGGGTCTGGTTTGCATCCGGGCACGGATACCGATAATTCACCGGGTCCAGAAACTGATCGTCGGGCACGTTTTTCCACTGGCCCGGTTTGGTCACGTGGCCGCCGTCTTTGACGGCGATTTTGTATTTTTCGGATCTGGCATCCTGCGCGGCTTTGTCTTCTTTGGATGCCGAGAACTCAAATGTGAGCATGGTTTCACCGTCATCGAATTTTAGATCCGCCAATCCCTTGACTGCAGGCGGCGCAGCGCCCAAAAATCCCACATGCCTGAGCCTGCCGTCCGGATAAAAACTGGCCGACCGCTTCTTGAAAAGACCCTGTTTGGCGATTGCCTCGAATTCCGGAACCACGTCTCTGACTTTGGCCAGCAGCCTATTTCCGGATTGTTTCAGTCCCTGCACCCATCCGAACGCAGGGGCATTATCTTTGGGATGGCCCACCACAATGGGCGGTTCGTGATATGACGGATTGAACGTTTCAACGGCCCGCGCAATCAGCGCGTTACCGTCATGTTCTCTTCCGCCACTGTCAATCTGTTTGCCCCCGCGAAAAATTTCTATCCAGTCGCCAAAGCCTTTAAAGTCCATTTTTCCCCCTAACCCCATTGTCGGTTACCATCGGCGGGCTCCCATCTTCAAAATGTTTTATTGTCTTTTCAGACAAAAGTGCACCTTCGCCATCATAAACCTGCTGGCGAATAGTGTCGATAACATGTCCATCGAAATATCCATACTCATCCACGCGCTTTGATATCAGGATGCCGTCTACATCTCTTGTTTCTTCGATCCAGGTCTGAACCTTTCCGTCCTTATCCTTGACAACATTGATTGATGATGTAAATTCTTCCACAGACTCGATTTCCTTATGACAGTACGGGCAGATCATTGAGCAATCCTCCATTTGTCGGTACCAGGTTTTGAGTTAATGGTTAAAGTTTTAAAATACCCAAATAATCTATCCTCGGCACAGACGAACGTAATACTTAGCCGACTGCTTAGTGCTGTCGTCCACGCTCCCGTAGCTGAAAAGCACGCCGAATGACTTCGCCGTGCCGTCGGGACGCGCAGACGCCGTCCAATGATAGGATGACGGTGTTGACGGAAAAACCGTGGTATTGATACAGGGGTTATATTCCCCTAAATCCACGATGGTCGGCAGTTCCAAATAATTCGGAATCCGCCAATCCGTGTATCCCCCCAGGGCGTTGGCGTTGGCCTGGGCCAGGGCATCCCATATCAGATCGCCCACCGTGGTAACCACAACCGTGTCTCCCGCCGCTTCGTCGGCAACCCCTTCCACCGTGGTGATATCGTTGGCGTCTATGGCCGAAACCGTATAAGTCCTGTCATTGGAGTCGGTGCCAGAAATAGTAATTACTCGCCCATCACACAAGGCGTTCGTGTTGAAATCCCCCCCGGCGCTGTGTATTTTTCCGGTGGCGTTAATAAACGAAATATCGGTTTTTGTGATGGTCCATGCTTCCCAAAACAGCTGACCATTGGCCGCCGGGCCGATATCCGATGTAACAACAAAACGCTGCCAATCCAGACCGGTATTTTCGTCATGGGCTATATTGTTGGATACATTAGCAGTTTTGCCATTAATGGTGATCGCAGTGGTTCCGCTTTGAGCGCCGGTGGATCGTACCGTAAAACGTTTCTCAATTCCCTTTTGCAGATCCCCGTCGTCGCCGTCAATATAGCTGATGGTCTGCCCGGTTTTTAATAATTGCGTGTGAGGAAGTCCTCGTATTTTAGACATATTTTATTCCTCTATATGTGGCTATTAAAACGATGTGGCTATTAAAACGTTCCTGAAAAATAAATGTACAGCATCCCGCTATCTATGACATCTACTTCTATGCCGTTGCAAAGCTGGTTGATGTCCTGCTCGATCGATATTCCGGTGCCTCCAGCGTAGGAGTTTTCATCCCACAGCGTCCTTCCGGTGGAATCAAGAACTACCATGTCCTCGGCAGCAGCAGCCGGTTCCTGCCACACCATTTTTGTTACGAATATCTGTCCGACATAAATGACGCCTGCCGTGTCGATTTTAAAAGGGCTCCCATCTAAATCATTCATTGGATTGACCTCCGTTGATTTCCCTGTTTTTTTATCGCGCCCCTCCCATAAGAACCAGAAGATTAGAACAGCAGAGGATAAGAAAGTTGGAAAATTTGAGAGCTTCCGACCTTCTTACCTTCACACATTCTTACCCTCTTATCCCAATACATAATCCGAGAGCGCGGCCCTCATCTCGGCCCAATCCTCATCCTGGATCACGAGATATTCCCGCGCCGGGATATCGCCCCAGGGGAGTTTCATTTTTCGTTTGTGCGCGCCCACTTTAATCTGTTTTTTGGGGATGGGTTTCCCGAATGCCCGGGTAATGTTGCGCAAATGCGCGCGAACCGTAGCCACCACGGTACCGAAGCTTCCCTTTTTCGCGCCGAACTGGTGGACCGCGCCATAAATTTTGTTTGTGCCAACGGCGGCGCTGTCTTTATCTGCCGTGCTGTGAATGCTTCCGGCCAGGCCGGCGCCCAGGCCCTGGTCCATCAAAATTTTGGCCCCTTTGCCCCGGCGCTTTTCCGTGGTTTTGGAATGCTTTTTCCATTTTTTGGGACGCCCGCTTTTTTCGAAGTTCCGGATCACCGAAGTCCGGCCAATGGCACCGATGATCTTCATGGCCGGGGTCAGGTCTCCCAGGTTTTTTTGAATCCGTTCCAGAAGGTCTGCGACCTCCCGGTCATCCACGGTAACTTCTATTGCGGCGCCGCTCAATCTCTAAACCCTTCCTTTCCCGGGTGGTAATCCCATCCCGGATCGATTCCTTTGGGAATCAAATGGACAATGCCGGTATCCTTGTCCTGCCACTCGTAATGCGTAATTTCCGGGGCATCCATCCGAACTGGGTATGGTCCCTTTGCCTCTTCTTTTTTCAGCCGTTCCACCTCACGGGCGGAGTGATTGACCACCCCTCATTTACACCCCCAGCCGTTGGGCGGATAATGGGTGTTCCACCAGGGATGGTCCGCAGGCAGCACGATATTGTACCAGGCCTGGTGCTCGGGCCTTGGATTGCTCGAACTGGAGCCCACATACCGCAGGTAGGGCCGGGCCGCCAAAACGTCCGGATCGGTCATTTGTCGATATCCGCCCTGGGAATAGGCCACGGCCATATTGGTGTTCAGCATGACCGCCGTTCGCCATCCTTTTCCGCCGTTGTAGATCCAGCCGTGTTTTTGTACGATCTCATCGAATTCCTTGCGAAACGGTGCCAGGGTTGTGCCCTCGGCAATGGCCTTGTCGATGGCGGCTCTCAGATCCTCGATCAATTCTTTCTGCATGGCGCCGGCCACGGAAAAGGCCCGGTCATGCATGGATTTCCAAAGATCCTTCCATGTGGCCGTGGGCACATTGATCTTTCGTCGAAAATAATCGATGGCCTCGTCAAATGGCAGATCCATATAGTTAGCGCTCCTGGGCATCGAACCTCCCGGACAGATCGGCCAGCACAAGCGCCCGCTGCATCAGCTCTCCCATAGCCGAGGCGTCCATGTTATTATTTACTTCCAGCAGTCGCTTCTTAAACTCCGCCAGGGAATTGACCGATAAAAGCAGGTCCCGTACCGGTGCCATTGTTTCGTATAGATCGGCATCGGCGTCGGAAAGCGCTTTTTCCCCCAGGGCGTTTAATGTCTCCGCAGGGGAAAGGTCCCCGGCATTTTCCGCAAATTCACCCGCCCTCCGGTTCTCCGATTCCCCGGCTCCCCGGATCCCCGGCTCAACAATATCTTCCCCTTCTTCCGGCTCCGGTATGGCATAAGTTTCATAAAAATAGCGTTTTCCCACGGGCAGCCCGATGTCTTTAGCGATAATCTTGTCTCTTTCGGCCAAAGGCCTGAGATCACCTTCTTCTTTGGTTCTGATCCAGAGTTTGGGATATTCGGAAACGTTCGGAAAATTATAATCCGCGATCCACTTGATCAGCGTATCATTGAGGCATTCGCACAACAGATCCGAATCGGCCTTCAGAATATCCTGACGTACCTCTTCCTGAGATTCCTCACTGCCCAGCTTGCCGGGGGTTCCTTCCGTGGATGCCGTCTGTCCCAGGGCCGCCTT